GACACAATGCGTGCCACTACTCGTTTTGATAATGATTGGGATTAATACTATGGAAAATAAATTTGAATTCTTTATAGGAATGTTCGTAGGAGCATTTGTAATTTTAGGTGTAATGGCTGTTTTAACAAGCTTTGTACCTAGTAAATTTGAACAGTGCGATACACGATACGTTGGTAAATCAGCTTTGATTGTAGAATGCATGTGGATTATGGAGAATTCTAAGTGAAAACTTATATAACAGCAATGTTTGCTTTAGGTATTGTAGTAGGTCCATTCATTACGATATGGTCTATTAATAGCCTATTCTTTACAAACATCGAATTTAATATTACTACATGGCTTGCAGTATTTTGGCTACAAGGAATGTTAGTAGCTGCGGTCAAGAGGTAGAATATGAGTATGCATATGATTCAGGGCGTTCAAGTCCATGGTAAATCTAAAAAGAAAAAATCGCCAGGTTGGCAGAAAGCAGAAGCTGAACATAATGCATGGCTTCGTAAACAAGGCATCGATCCTGATGCTAAACCTAAAAAACATAAGGTAGTACCGTATGAAAAAACCCTCGCGCCTAACAGCCACGCAGAGAGCGATAGACAACGCATCTCGACGTCGGACACAATTCCAGGAAACGGTTCAGCAAAGGAACGAAACGAATACACAGGTGACTACATCGTCGGAATCGCAACAATGCACAAATCAAACCTCGTCCCAGTCGGAAGAGGCGATGATCCAAAAGAATACGCAAGAATGAGGAGAGGGTAATGCAACAGCCATATCTTAATATCGATATTGATAATAGCTTAAACGCAGAAGGTATTACTTCTGACTTGTATATCAATAATACTGATGAATGTGTCATGAGTGTTAACACTGATTGGGAAACATTGGCAGATGATTTATTCGAAGTCAATTGTTTAACAACAGGTGAGCTAGTTCATGATAACGAATTTACTGATGGAATAGAAGAAATTCTTTCTACAGTAGAACATATGCGCGATGTAATAGATCGTTTAGAACAACGCGTATTTAATTCTAAAATCTTTTTACGAGATAAATGGGTTCTAGAAGGTGAGAAGCAAGATCAGGAATCTAAGAGTTCTTGTATTGTAAGCTACTCAGAATATACTAACTATCGTTACTTTAAAGGAGACTATAATGAATAGAGACGATATCTTAAAACAGCTTCGTGAAGGTGTTATTACTGTTACCTTTACAAAGTTAAATGGTGATGAACGTGAGATGGATTGTACTTTGAATATGGATATTATTCCAAATTCAGCACATCCTAAAACTGACGGAAATGTACGAGAAGGTGTTGATGCAACTATCAATGCAATCAAGTGTTACGATGTTAATGCAAAAGGATGGCGATCATTCTTATTTGACAAAGTAAAAAAAGTCGTATAAACTGAAAATAAACGTGTACATACCATTTTAAATGTGGTATAATAAGTACATAATTAATATTGGAGAGTATTATGGCAGTAGTAAGACGGACTAAACCAAAGTTCATTAAAAAGAAAACAGTGGCACCTCGCCGTCCTCGGACAGGCTTGGCTGCTGCGCCAGTTGATAAAGGCTTCATGCACTTTAAAGACTATTTCAGTTTAGATCTTGATCGGAAAGAGTCTGTCAAATTGATTAAAGCATATGTGAAAGCTAATTGCTCTAAATCAGATGCTGCTGCCATTTTAGCGTGTCCTGAATATGTGTTTAATGTTCGGATACACATTGCTGCCTGTATGCATTGGTCAAATCTTGGATTAGAGTTTGAAAAACGCATCATCAATCGTAGTGTTCTACAGAGTGATGGCAGTTTAAAGATTGTTGAAGTAGAGTCCTTTTATGATGGACATGAGGCTATCCGTCGTTTTATCGAAGAAACGACCAAGACTGGTAAAGAAATTCTTCTTGCTAAGAATGAAGATACCAGTGCAAAGTCTAATGTAGTTGTCTTGACTCCACTACAACGATACCAAGCGAAGTTAAATGATACGATTTTAACAGACTTGGATGAGCTAGAAGATCTATGGATCGGTGGCGAAGAACCTGACTTCGATTTATATAATAGGTTCCGCTACCATGGATTGACTGGCAAAGCCGCTGAGCCCGTTCGTAAAATCCTTGAGGGATGGCTTCTTGACTTTAACGATGCTTATCACAAGCGCTGTGACCAGGCCGTGGAAGGCTATTCACATATCAAGCGTTCTGTTATGAGACGGCGTATTAAACACGTCGAATTGATGCTTGCTGACTGTGATAAACTGAAAGCTGCAAGTGCTGCCACACGTAAGGTTCGTAAACCTCGTGTGAAGTCGGCAGATAAGCAAGTCGTTAAGATGAGGTACAAGAAAGAAGATAAAGACTTTAAGATAGTCTCTATCAATCCAATCTCAATAATTGGTGCTATGAGACTTTATGTCTTTAACGCCAAGACACGTGAAATCACCGAATATGTGTCAGGATCTACGAGCGGGTTTTCAGTTAGAGGTACAACTCTGCAAGCAGTTGATCTCGAGAATTCTCGGAAGATTAGGTTACGTAAACCTGATGACTTCCTACCGATTGTGCAGTCAAAGACTATCAAGCAAATTGATAATGCTTGGAATAAATTGACCACTAAAGAATCAAAACCAAACGGTCGTATCAACGATGACTGTATACTTATAAAGGTACAAGACAAATGATGAAATATCTCACGCTTGCTGTCTCTCTCCTCCTTTCCTCCCTTGCAAACGCTGATGAGATTTCTTCAGATGATATGCACTGTTTGGTTTTGAACTCATACTTTGAGTCACGTAATCAGTCACCGAATGGTGGTATTGCTGTTACTCATGTAGTGTTAAACCGTGTCTTTGATTATCGATATCCTGATACTATATGTGATGTAGTTAAAGACAGCGTAAAGAATAAAGATGGATCTATTCGTAGAAACATGTGTCAGTTTAGTTGGTTCTGTGATGGACTATCTGATAAACCAAGAGAACCTGACTCATGGATCGAAGCTTTAAATAGAACCATTGTAGCTGTTGAACTCTATAACAATGGATTCGATATCTCACACGGAAGCACACATTATCATTATAAAAACGTTAAACCATATTGGAGTACAACCATTGAGTATATTACAACTATCGACGACCACCACTTCTACAGATGGGGAAAAGGTTGAAACTCCTATTATTACAAAGAAACGTTTCTCAACTATGGTTGAAGAAAAGGTTAAGAAGCTTAGAGTTGATTATATCGAAGCAGTATTAATAGTTTGTTCTGAACGTGAATTACCACCTGAAGATATCAAACGATTGTTAAGTCCTGTTATTATAGATAAGATCGAGTCAGAAGCACTTGAAGTAAATGCAATAAAAGGCGGAGGAGCCAGACTTCCTATATGAGCTTGCACTATGATAAATTCGATTTAATAGAAATGCTTGAAAACAGAGTATACACTATTACTTACATGGATGAAAAAGACATGAAAGTAAAAAGATGTTTAACTCTTAATCGAGATCTTATTGGTAAGCTAGATGCTATGCCACCAGGATTTCATAGTTTAATGGATGCAGCAGATCATTCAAATGAATCGTTTGCTGCTCTTGATGTATACTCCAAAGAATGGCATATAGTATACATCGATCGTGCAATTAATATGAGAGAACACCGGTATGAGAATGGAACCCTTTGAAGCTTACAGATATTATCAGTCTTTGAAACTGCATTTTGAGAATGAGTCTTATAATGCACCAAAGTATAATTATAAAACATCTGCTAAACCGCAAACCTTTTGGAAACGTAAAGACAAATACTTCTTTGCAAAGGTTGGTAGAATGTTTGATACACCACCCGAGCTAATCAATTACTATGCTGCACATTTTGTTGCAGATAATAATTGGGTTGGCGATATGCTTAGTGATGAACAGGTATATCGTGATTGGCAAAAAAGAACAGAGTCCATGGGATATAACTTTCAACAAGATCTTGAGAAAGTAAACGTTGAAAGTTTTGACCAACTGTTTGACATTGGCAACCAATATCCAAAAGTTGTCGAAGCCTACTTATCTAATGATATAAATATAGAGTCAGTTGCTATTCTAAATAAGTTAACTAGCTTTATGAGTAGGGCGGACAAGACGGTTTCGGATCCTATATTGTGGCCAGATGTGTCACGTAAGATCCGGAAATATAGCTTATTGATGAACGTGAATACAGATAAAATGAAAAAAATTATCTTTAAAGTGTTTACATCATAGGCGATATGTGTTATAATAACCATATCAAATTACATAAACATACACTGCAATACAAGGAAAATATAAATGTCTTTTGCAAATCTAAAACGTAATCGTACTGATATCGCATCACTTACAGCAGCAGCTGAGGCTGTCGGTGGTTCACAAAAACAATCATATGTTGATGACCGATTCTGGAAACCAA